GATAGTAATGTTACTTATTCGGCTGCACAGACTGGCTCCTTCCTGGAGTTTGATAGCGGTGCCCTGGTTGTCTCCGTCAAAGACGAAGATAACATGTCGTCTAATAGTGCCGAGCACGTTCCTACTCAACAGTCTGTCAAGGCATATGTTGATGGTGCTACAGCTAATATGGTAGAAACAAACGACAATGTGAATGCACTTGTCGGCTCTACAACTGGTCAAACGGTGCCTCAAGATGGTGGTGCTGATAACTACCTGTTCCTTGTCGTTGACAAGTCTGACGGTAGTATTAAAGTCATTGATAAGAACTTTATCGAAGCTGAGGGCTGATGTTAGAAGCAGTAGTACCAATCGCTTTAGCAGGTGCCACTGGTTTTTCTGTGCTGATTACCCGCCTCCACTCGCGGGTTTCAGCATTGGATCAAAGAGTTGATACCTTTGAACTTAGAGTGGCATCAGAGTATGTGTCTAAAGCAGACCTCAATGAAATTGTAGATCGGGTTGAAGCACATATGACTAGAATTGAGAACAAGCTTGACCGAATTATTTTTAAATGAAAACGTGTAAACACTGTAAATTACAAAAATCTATAGATAGTTTCCCACGAAACAAATCTTACAAAAGTGGATACTGCAACACTTGCAAAAAGTGTAGAAAACAAATGTATCCGCACTCTGAATCTACTAAACAAAAAGCCTACGAACGTCAGATTAAACGTAATTACGGTATTACATTGGAAGATTACCATCGTATGTATGAAAATCAAGATGGAGTATGTGCTGGATGTAAACAACCGTCTGAAGTAAAATTTCACATTGATCATGATCATCATACAGGCAGAGTCCGTGGGCTGCTCTGCGGTAATTGTAACAAAGCTTTAGGGCTTCTTCACGATAACCCAAACACTCTTAAAAACCTTATTGAGTATTTAAATGATTAAAATTCTTCGTCCAATCCTTTTTGCATTCTTAATGTCGGATGCTGTCAAACAATTGGTTATTGACCTGTTGTCTGCCTATGCCAAGGAAACTGAGACCACCGTTGATGACATTGCTGTTGAAATGGTAAAGAAAGGTCTTGGTAAATGAAAAAACGAGACAAGCTAAAAATTGCTTTGCTTCGACCACGTGGTGATGCTACTCCAGTCAAACCTACTGGACCTGGTGGTCGTCCTGAACCATATCCTTTTGGTCCTGCAGAAAATTTCCCAAAAGCTAAGCGTAAAAAATCTAAAAAGAAATACGCATGAAAAAGAAAGCAACTGAAGACCAGTTTAATGAGCTGCACAACCTCGTCACAAAGGAGTTTCTTGCCAGGATTAAAAGTGGTGAGGCAACTACTCAGGACTTGAAAGCAGCTTGTGACTGGCTTAAAACAAACGACATCTCGGGTGTTCAATACGATGGTAACCCGCTAGATAAATTGGCAAACATCATGCCTACAATTGACCCTGAACTTGTTCAAACGAGGTTGTATGGCAAGTCGCACGTCTGAATACTACAAGAAAAACCCTAAAGCTGCAGCTAAACGCCGCAAGCAACAGGCTAAATATCAAAAACAGGACAAGGTTGTCAAAAAACGAGTTGAGCTAAACCGTATTAACCGTCAGAAAGGTACCTATGGTAACGGTGACGGTAAAGATGTATCACATTGTAAAGGTGGCGGTACACGTATGGAACGAGCATCTAAAAACCGTGCTCGTAATCGTGGTAAACTTAAATGTAAAAAATGACTCCTTTGTTTCCTAGTCCAGATTACTACTTATCAAACTTAATAGCTATGACCTCTCCAGAAGCCAAGCGCCTGTGGAGGCGCTCTATTAAGGAATACTTTGATTGTACATGTGTTTATTGTGGAAAATCTTATGAATTATCTAATCTCACACTTGATCATGTTCACCCTCGCAGCCGTGGTGGTGAGTCGCTATCGACAAACCTCGTACCAGCCTGCTTTAGCTGTAATCAGACAAAGGGAACACAAAACTGGCTTACCTACATGAGACAAACTTTTGGAGTCAACCGACTTCGTGAACATCTTATTCTTTCATATATTAACTAATAATGAGCAACTCTAAAAAAAATAACCAAGCTTATAAAGCAAAAGCAAGGAAATGGAAGCGTCGTACCGGCGGTACTGATTACACTGCATTCCTTGCAGGTGGTGGTAACCCTAATAGAAACGTTGTTGGTACTATGGGTAGACAACGTATGCAGCAAACTCAAGCAAAAGGTGCTAAACTTCTTAAAGCACAACGTAATGCAACTGCTGCTGATGTTAAGCGTAGTGATGCTCAATATCGGTCAACTGGTAGCACCAGTGAAGCCCGTAGTCGACCTAAAGCTTCAACTTCATCAAGAGGAGCAAAAGGTTCAACCCAAGGTCGGACACGTTCTGCTACTGCTGCTGACATTGCACGTAGTGATGCTCAGTACCGGTCATCTGGTGGACGTACTGGAGTAGGACGTCGCACTAGCACGCCCTCTAAGCCCTCTAGAAGCTCCTCTAGCACGCCTTCAACCCGTCCTAGCTCTACTAGGTCATCTAGGTCCTCTAGCACGCCTTCTAGCGCCTCTCAGAGCAAGGGTACTAAAAAGAATGCTTCTACCTACATGGAGCATGGTTCTAAGCTTCATCGTGGTCGGTACAAAACTTTGGCTGAACACCGTGCAGCAGTTGCTAAACAAAAGCAAAAAGCATCTGCAGCTAGTGGTGAAGGTCGTCAAGCTTTGTCAATGTCTGATAAAAAGAAGAAGAAATAATTATGCCTATTGCTCAGCTTATTAAAAGTGTAGACTTTGGTACTGCTACCAAGTCATTACAAGAAGCTGGCGTTAAAACAGGTAAAAGTCGGTTTAGGGATGCCCTGTCTATTCAGGGTCCCTTGCCGCCTGCTTTACGTGAAGGTCCAGCTAGCCCGAAAGCTACAACAAGAGAACAAGCAATCTACGAAGGTTTTAATAAATATACTGATGAAACTGGTCAACAACGCACCATTAGACAGTACGGTTCTAAATATCACCCGTTAGGTTCCGCTGAAACTACAGCTAAACGTAAGGTAAATCGTGGACAAGCTGAACGTATCCGTCGTGAACAACAACAAACTATTGGGGAGGATACCTTCCATGATAGTGCAACCTCAAGACATCCTCACCATAGAGCTGGTATCCGTCAGCTTCAACCATGGTATGAAGGGTTGACAGACGTAGAATCTAAACAACTAAGTAAAAAATTTAAACAGTTTGGTATTGAACCTGGTGCTAAACGGGAAAACAGGTTAGACCTGCCTGATAATGTCCATACTGCTTTACATAATTGGGAACGATATAATCATATGCAGTTTCCAATGGATTACTTTGCTAATAAAAGTTTTGCTGAACGTATGGAAGCTGTACAAACATACGCTGAAACAATTCAAAGAGCTTATGATGAAGCAGCTTATGGTCTGATGCGTTATAAGCATCTACCTACTGAACGCCTTACACAAATGGCTATTATTCACTTTTGATTATGAACACACTAGATCTACCCTTTCCACCCTACCACACCTAAACTATGAAACAATGCCGCTCCTGTAGCCGCCAGCTGCCTCTCAGCGCCTTTGGCGTTCGTGAGGGAGGTAAACCTAGACACCAATGTAAAACTTGCGTTACAGATAAGCATTATAAACGCACCTATGGTATATCTTTAAAAGATTACGATAAAATGTTTGAAGAACAAGGTGGTGTTTGTAAAATCTGCAACCTACCAGGTAAACACAAATTACACGATAGGCTATGCGTAGACCATGACCACATAACCGGAAAAGTTAGAGGTCTTCTATGCGATAGCTGTAATCGTGGTATCGGATATTTAAAAGATGATGAAAGAATCCTCCAACAAGCAATTGAATACCTTAGATCTGCTGCGTAATGATTTCAAACTATTCCTCCAAGCACTTTGGTCGCAGCTTGACCTCCCTTCACCTACTAGGGCTCAGTATGCTATTGCTGATTACTTACAGCACGGACCAAAACGACTACAAATCCAGGCGTTTCGTGGAGTTGGGAAAAGTTGGATTACCGGAGCCTTCGTACTTTGGAATCTTTTTAACGACCAAGAAAAAAAGATAATGATTATCAGTGCCTCTAAGGAGCGTGCTGACAACATGTCGATCTTCTTACAGAAACTAATTATTGAAACACCCTGGTTAGCCCATATGAAACC